GTAGATTCTCTATTGGCATCTTATAATAATATTGTTAGATATTCTGGCCCTACTGAAATTGATATAGAAGGATTTAAAACTTTATTACTTCCTTGGATTTGTCAGGATAATTATGAGGAAACTGTAGAAGTAATTAAAAAATCTAAATGTAGATCAGTATTTGGTCATTTAGAATTAAATGGTTTTGCATTATTTCCTGGTCAAGTAATGACTCATGCATCTAGTGGATTAGATGTATCTGATTTTAAAAAATTTGATGTAGTATTTTCTGGACATTATCACACAAGATCAAATGATGGTAAGGTATTCTATTTGGGAAATCCGTATCAGATGTATTGGAATGATGCAGGAGATGCCAGAGGATTTCATATATTTGATACAGAAACATATCAGTTGGAATTTATACCAAATCCATATGTTATTTTTGAAAGACTATATTACGAAGATACTAATTCTAAACTTTTTGATGCTAGACATTTAAAGGATAAGATAGTTAAAGTTATTGTTCGTAAGAAATCTAGTCAATTAGAGTTTGATAAGTATCTTGATAAAATTAATAAAGCAGGATGCATTGATTTAAAAATTGTTGAAAACTTTAATATTGATGATGAAGAGGTAGAGTTTTCCACCGATGAATGTGAAGATACATTAACACTTTTAAATAAATATATTGAAGACTCTGAATTTGAATTAGATAAAGATGTAGTGAAAGGTATTATGAAAGATGTTTATAGACAAGCTTGTGAGTTCGAGTAATGTTTATTCTTACAATAGAAGGACAAGAAAACGAAGGTGCATATGCAGTAACTAATCCTCAAGGTGAAAGAGCATTGTATCTTTTTGAGGAAGAGGATGATGCTATTCGTTATGGTGGATTATTAGAAGCAGAGGATTATCCACCAATGACTGTTATTGAAGTTCCAGAAGAGCTTGCAATTAAGACTTGTAACATGTATAATTATCGATATGTGATCATCACGGAAGATGATTTTGTGATTCCTCCAAGAGAGAATGATTTTATTCAAACAGATAAGATGGCGTAATTTTCTCTCCACAGGGAACCAGTTTACGGAAATTAATCTTACAGAAGCAAAAACCAGTTTAATTATTGGTACAAATGGTGCTGGAAAATCAACAATTTTAGATGCTCTTACTTTTGCATTATTCAATAAACCTTTTCGTAAGATAACAAAAGGTCAATTAATTAATACTGTCAATGAAAAAGATTGCACAGTTGAAGTTGAATTTTCTATTGGAAAAACTGAATGGAAAGTAGTAAGGGGTATTAAACCAAATATATTTGAGATTTATAGAGATGATAAGATATTGGATCAAAATGCTGCAGCAAATGATCAGCAAAAATGGTTAGAAGAACAAATTTTAAAATTAAATTATAAGTCATTTACACAAATTGTTATATTGGGTAGTGCATCCTTTGTACCATTCATGCAACTGTCTGCACCTAATCGTAGAGAAGTTATTGAAGATCTTTTGGATATTAAGATATTTTCTGTTATGAGTTTGATTCTTCGAGAAAAAATTAGAAATTCTAATGAAAGAATAAGGGAACTATCTATTCGGAAGAATCTTATGGAAGAGAAAATAGATATGCAAAAGAACTTTATTGAAGAACTAGAAGCAAGTGGTAAGAAAGATATAAGTGAAAAGAAAAAGAAACTAAAAGAAATCAATGGAGAGATTAATGCATATGAAGGTGAGTTACAAGATATGAGTGATGAGTTAAATGTACTCAATAAAGATGTAGAAATGTTTTCAGGTAGTAACAAAAAGTTAAGAAAATTGGGTAACTTAAGAGGTAAATTATCTCAGAAGGTATCAACCATTACTGAAGAGCATAAGTTTTTCACAGACAATACGGTTTGTCCTACCTGTACTCAATCTATCGAGGAATCATTTCGTATAGATAAGATTAATGATGCTAAATCTAAAGCCAAAGAACTTGAACAAGGTTACAAGGAATTAGAGGAAGCCATCAGACTTGAAGAGGAAAGAGAAAACCAATTCAAGGTGTTTACATCGGAGGCATCCAAACTAACGCATGAAATTTCTAAAACAGCAACAAGGATTTCTGGACTTGAAAATCAAACCAGAGACATTGAACAAGAAATTCAAAGAATTAGAGAACAACGAGAAAGTAGAACTACTGAAAGACATGCGTTAGATAAACTAATAGGAGAACTAGAAGGAGTCCAGAAGAACCAATCAGAGGAGAGTGAGAAAAATGTTTATAATGAATTTGCTCATGCTCTGATGAAGGATAATGGTGTCAAATCTAAAATCATTAAACGTTATTTACCGTTAATGAATAAGCAGATTAATAAGTATCTGCAGTTGATGGATTTTTATATTAATTTTTCTTTGGATGAAGAATTTAGAGAAAGTGTAAAATCCCCATTACATGATAAGTTTAGTTATGAGTCATTCAGTGAAGGTGAGAAGATGAGGATTGACCTTGCACTTCTATTCACATGGAGAGAAATTGCACGGATGAAAAATTCTGCTAGTACAAATTTACTTATCCTTGATGAGATCTTTGATAGTTCATTGGATGGATTTGGAACAGAATACTTTACTAAAATTGTTAAGTATATTGTTAGTGATGCTAATATATTTGTAATATCCCATAAGACTGAAGATCTTATTGACAATTTTGATAGAGTTGTTAAATTTGATAAAATTAAAGGATTTAGTAAAATATTATCATGATTGGAATTATAGGTAATGGTTTTGTAGGTAATGCTGTATATCAAAACCTACGTGATAAAGTTGAATGTAAAGTATATGATTTAGATAAAAATAGATCTTTTAATACTTTAGAAGAAGTTATTTCTCAAGATTATATTTTTGTTTGTCTTCCAACCCCAATGAGAAAGGATGGTGAGTGTGATTTAAGTATATTGGATAGTTTTTTTGAAAATCTTTATTGGGATCATCCAGATGTGGATGGAACTTTTATCATTAAATCTACAGTCCCTATTGGTACTACAAGAAAATATACTGAAAAGTATAATGTTATTCATAATCCAGAATTTTTAACTGCTAGGAATGCTGTTGAAGATTTTAGAACTTCTGATAGAAATATTGTTGGTGGTGATAAAGATTTATGTAAGGAATTTGTGGATATTTTTTCTGAATGGTTTCCGAATATCCCAAGTTTAATTGTTAGTTCTGATGAGAGTGAAGCAATTAAATATTTTTCTAATGTATTCCTTGCTTATAAAGTAGCATATTTCAATAAGATATTTGATGTGTGTGAAGCAACTGGAATGAATTATAAGAATGTTTGTTTTGGTGTATCTGCAGATAATAGAATTGGTATATCACATACAAAAGTTCCTGGTATAGATAATGATCGTGGTTTTGGTGGAACATGTCTTCCTAAAGATTTGAATTCTTTAATTGTCCAAATGGATAAACTTGGTGTTAATTCTGATATGCTTAAAGAGGTGTGGAAATATAATGAGGAAATTAGAAAGGTAATTGATTGGACAGTTACTTGACACTAGATTCAAGATCTGATACAATAAATACTCCAACGCAGGGATCGTATGACTTTAAAGACCTATACTCTAGAAAAGAAGAATCCCAAGCACTCTCAAGAGTGGTCATGGGAAGAAACCCCTGAAGTACTAGCCGCACTGGAGACACTCCATGAAAGTTCCAAATTGGCAGCATCACTCAAAGAAGGAACAAAAAAGATCCTTAAAGCCCCAAATGCTCCGACAAGCAAAAGCAAAACGAAGACAGTTGATAAACCGTCTACAGAAGCGTCCTAACGGACGCTTTTCTAGTATAATAGGTATATCGAAAACAAAAGCAGATGACATTACAGCACGAAATTAAATCCCAACTTGCAAAACTCCTTGCTACTGAAGACCTTATAGTAGAGCATAAGCAGTGTGAGACTGCAGAGTTTAATGTGGGTACTCGTGTATTGACATTACCATTATGGGATAGAGCAAGTAATACTGTATATGATATGTTAGTTGGACATGAGGTAGGACATGCACTCTTTACTCCTGAT